TGACAATAGCGGACACTACCATTTGTTCTTTTTTTAAGCAGCTATCTGATGATATTTTTCCCTGAAGGCTGCCGGGGAGATATTCCCCAGACGAGAGTGACGACGCTGACGATTGTAGAAAATCTCAATGTATTCCCGTATTACTGAGATGGCCTCATCCCGGCTCTTAAAACGATAGTGGCTCAGGCTCTCATTTTTCAGCGTTCCCCAGAAGCTTTCCATCGGAGCGTTGTCGTAACAGTTACCTTTACGCGACATTGATGTTTTCAGACCAAACTGCTCCTGTATGACCCGGTAATCGTATGCGCAGTACTGTGAACCTCGATCGGAGTGGTGGATTAGCCCGGCAGGTGGGCGCTGGCTCCTGAGCGCCATAAACAGGGCTTTACCTGTCAGCTCTTTTGTCATGCGCTCTCCCATGGCGTAGCCGACAATTTCGCACGTATAAACATCTTTGATGCCAGCGAGGTACAACCATCCCTCCTGTGTGGCAACATACGTCAGGTCCGCCACCCAGACCTGATTTGGTGCTGTAGGAGCGAACGTCTGGTTCAGCAGATTTGGCGCAACTGGCAGATTGTGGTTCGAGTTCGTAGTCGCTCTGAACTTGCGTTTCTGCTTACAGCGTAGCCTTAGCTCCTTACGAAGACGTGCCAGTCGGTCACGACCAACGATGATGCCATTCTCTGCCAGCTCCGTCTGGAGCCGCCGGGTTCCATATGTTTCGCGAGTGCGGATATGTGCCACCTTAATCTCCAGTTTTAGCCGCTCATCACTTTGTTTTCTGTCTGAGTGTTCATGCTGTACCCAGTTGTAATAACCGCTCCTGGATACACCAAATACCTGACACATCGCTTCAATGGGGAATTGTTGTCGCCATTGTTCGATTAACGCGTATTTTTCAGCGACTCCTGGGCAAAATACGCAGTTGCTTTTTTTAATATATCTCGCTCAAGGCGAGCTTCATTTAACGCCTTACGCAGTTGCAGAATTTCAGATTCCAGTTCAGCCACCGTGCGGGAACCAGGAGTACCGAGCCCTTTTCTGGCGGCGGTAACCCATTGTCCTAAAGTGCCTTCAGGAAGAGATAATCGGGAAGCGCCTTCACTGATCGAAAGTTGATTTTCAAGAACCGTTCTGACAGCTTCGGCTTTGAACTCTTTAGAGTAACGTTGGGTTTTTCTGCTCATTATTAGCTCCTTCTGATGCCATTCTATTTCAGGAAGGAGTGTCCGTTAAACTCAGGCTACCTCATTATGATCATCGCTGATGGTGACTGTAACCGTACCGTTTGGTGTTTCCGTGTTACCCCACGTACCGACTTTTTTCGGGAAGGCTTTTGATACAGCTTTAACGAAATCCCCTCTGACCTGGGTCGCCTCCAGCATGCCCTTAATCGTACAGTTCTGGTTAATCGTGACATTGTTGAGCGCTCCTGAGTTCGCATTCACACTGCCACTGATATCCGCATTTTTCGCCGTCAGTCGCCCGTCTGGTGTCAGGGAAAATGCCGGAGGATTACCGCCGCTGGTAATGGTGGGAGCCGTCAGATATTTCAGGAACACTTCATTCATGAATATCTGATCGCCCTGACCAACAAACATCGGCTTTGTGTTGCCATTCGCAGGATTAATCATCGCAATCCTGTCTGCTGCCAGCAGCACCTGACTCTGCATGCCGTCGGGGGTGTTCTCAATACCGGCACCGATACCCGCAATATAAAGGCGTCCGTCCTGCATCTGCTGCAGCTTCACTGCCCACATGCTGTTCAGGTTATTATTTGTATCAACCTGAACCTTCTGTATCTGCTGGATCGCTGCACTCTGGTCTTCCAGTTTCTTATTGACGGTCTGTGTTATTTCATTGCTGACATCCGTTATGGACGTCCTGATTTCAGTCAGGTCAGGCGCAAGCTGACCGTTATCAATCTGCGTCCACAGCTCCTGAGCCAGATGGGTTTTCCCTATCTCGCCTTTGAAAAAATCCAGATAGCCGGATGCATCATCACTCGGCTGACCAACAGCCTCCACGAATGCCGATTTGCCAACGGTGTTCACACTGCGGATATAAAAGTAATAATCATGGCCCGGTTTGATATTGATACTGGCGGCTATCCAGTACAGCCCCGTGCCAAGGTAGCGGGCTGTGGTTTCAACCTGCCTGATATCGGTAATCCGCGTTTCCGAAAACCAGAACTCAAACTGTACCGTCGGGTCATACACCGCAAGACGCGGGACCGCTGTTATCTGAAAATAGCCCGGTGTCAGCTCAATCGTGGCGGGTACCGCAGGTGCATTAATCCTGAACGTGGTGGTGGCCGGTTCCCCCTGCTGGCCATAACTGTTAATTGCCCTGACTGTCAGGGTGTATTCCCCGAGCGGCAGACCACTGAAACGATGCTCTGTATCCGCAGTGATGGCGGTGGTCACCAGACGGCTGTCTTCTCCGCTTCCGTTGGTCAGGCGCAGACTGAAGCGCACACCCTTCACCACCCGCGGCGTGTCCCATTTCGCCTGTGCCAGATACTGACCGTCAGNNNTGACAATAGCGGACACTACCATTTGTTCTTTTTTTAAGCAGCTATCTGATGATATTTTTCCCTGAAGGCTGCCGGGGAGATATTCCCCAGACGAGAGTGACGACGCTGACGATTGTAGAAAATCTCAATGTATTCCCGTATTACTGAGATGGCCTCATCCCGGCTCTTAAAACGATAGTGGCTCAGGCTCTCATTTTTCAGCGTTCCCCAGAAGCTTTCCATCGGAGCGTTGTCGTAACAGTTACCTTTACGCGACATTGATGTTTTCAGACCAAACTGCTCCTGTATGACCCGGTAATCGTATGCGCAGTACTGTGAACCTCGATCGGAGTGGTGGATTAGCCCGGCAGGTGGGCGCTGGCTCCTGAGCGCCATAAACAGGGCTTTACCTGTCAGCTCTTTTGTCATGCGCTCTCCCATGGCGTAGCCGACAATTTCGCACGTATAAACATCTTTGATGCCAGCGAGGTACAACCATCCCTCCTGTGTGGCAACATACGTCAGGTCCGCCACCCAGACCTGATTTGGTGCTGTAGGAGCGAACGTCTGGTTCAGCAGATTTGGCGCAACTGGCAGATTGTGGTTCGAGTTCGTAGTCGCTCTGAACTTGCGTTTCTGCTTACAGCGTAGCCTTAGCTCCTTACGAAGACGTGCCAGTCGGTCACGACCAACGATGATGCCATTCTCTGCCAGCTCCGTCTGGAGCCGCCGGGTTCCATATGTTTCGCGAGTGCGGATATGTGCCACCTTAATCTCCAGTTTTAGCCGCTCATCACTTTGTTTTCTGTCTGAGTGTTCATGCTGTACCCAGTTGTAATAACCGCTCCTGGATACACCAAATACCTGACACATCGCTTCAATGGGGAATTGTTGTCGCCATTGTTCGATTAACGCGTATTTTTCAGCGACTCCTGGGCAAAATACGCAGTTGCTTTTTTTAATATATCTCGCTCAAGGCGAGCTTCATTTAACGCCTTACGCAGTTGCAGAATTTCAGATTCCAGTTCAGCCACCGTGCGGGAACCAGGAGTACCGAGCCCTTTTCTGGCGGCGGTAACCCATTGTCCTAAAGTGCCTTCAGGAAGAGATAATCGGGAAGCGCCTTCACTGATCGAAAGTTGATTTTCAAGAACCGTTCTGACAGCTTCGGCTTTGAACTCTTTAGAGTAACGTTGGGTTTTTCTGCTCATTATTAGCTCCTTCTGATGCCATTCTATTTCAGGAAGGAGTGTCCGTTAAACTCAGGCTACCTCATTATGATCATCGCTGATGGTGACTGTAACCGTACCGTTTGGTGTTTCCGTGTTACCCCACGTACCGACTTTTTTCGGGAAGGCTTTTGATACAGCTTTAACGAAATCCCCTCTGACCTGGGTCGCCTCCAGCATGCCCTTAATCGTACAGTTCTGGTTAATCGTGACATTGTTGAGCGCTCCTGAGTTCGCATTCACACTGCCACTGATATCCGCATTTTTCGCCGTCAGTCGCCCGTCTGGTGTCAGGGAAAATGCCGGAGGATTACCGCCGCTGGTAATGGTGGGAGCCGTCAGATATTTCAGGAACACTTCATTCATGAATATCTGATCGCCCTGACCAACAAACATCGGCTTTGTGTTGCCATTCGCAGGATTAATCATCGCAATCCTGTCTGCTGCCAGCAGCACCTGACTCTGCATGCCGTCGGGGGTGTTCTCAATACCGGCACCGATACCCGCAATATAAAGGCGTCCGTCCTGCATCTGCTGCAGCTTCACTGCCCACATGCTGTTCAGGTTATTATTTGTATCAACCTGAACCTTCTGTATCTGCTGGATCGCTGCACTCTGGTCTTCCAGTTTCTTATTGACGGTCTGTGTTATTTCATTGCTGACATCCGTTATGGACGTCCTGATTTCAGTCAGGTCAGGCGCAAGCTGACCGTTATCAATCTGCGTCCACAGCTCCTGAGCCAGATGGGTTTTCCCTATCTCGCCTTTGAAAAAATCCAGATAGCCGGATGCATCATCACTCGGCTGACCAACAGCCTCCACGAATGCCGATTTGCCAACGGTGTTCACACTGCGGATATAAAAGTAATAATCATGGCCCGGTTTGATATTGATACTGGCGGCTATCCAGTACAGCCCCGTGCCAAGGTAGCGGGCTGTGGTTTCAACCTGCCTGATATCGGTAATCCGCGTTTCCGAAAACCAGAACTCAAACTGTACCGTCGGGTCATACACCGCAAGACGCGGGACCGCTGTTATCTGAAAATAGCCCGGTGTCAGCTCAATCGTGGCGGGTACCGCAGGTGCATTAATCCTGAACGTGGTGGTGGCCGGTTCCCCCTGCTGGCCATAACTGTTAATTGCCCTGACTGTCAGGGTGTATTCCCCGAGCGGCAGACCACTGAAACGATGCTCTGTATCCGCGGTGATGGCGGTGGTCACCAGACGGCTGTCCTGACCGCTTCCACTGGTCAGGCGCAGACTGAAGCGCACACCCTTCACCACCCGCGGCGTGTCCCATTTCGCCTGCGCCAGATACCGGCCGTCAGCTGCGCTCACCTCCACCGTCAGGTGCTGCACTGCCGGTGGGATGACGCTGTTCAGGGAACCTGACTGCGGCTCAAAGCGGGCACCGTTATCCACGATGGCTTCTTTTTCCGGTACGTGCTGCACCGCCGTGATGGCAAAGGTGCCGTCCGTGTTTTCCCGGATGGAGACACAGCGGAACAGGCGACGGCGCAGTGACGGCAGGGAGAGTCCCCACACCCCGTATGTCTCCACACCATCAGGCAGGGTACTGACCTGTATCCGGTCCGGCGCGGGGTGTGCGGTGATGTCCACACTCACCGGCTTACCGCTGCCGTTAATC